TGATCTTGTAACGGTGGTAGGACTTAAGTATTCCACCTGAAAGCGCTGGGCATTGCGAAAGGTCGGGACCGAACTTGATTGTCCCTGAGGAGTTGGCCTTAAGGTCGTTGACTTAGAATACGAATACCTCAGTCCTGCCTGCTGGTCCAGATATAAGATTTGCCCCTCCTCCTCTTGTGCGTCGACGAGTTCTTCGTTTTGGTCCGGCTCGATTGGGTTGGACCACAACCATTCTCCGAACTGCGCCAGCGCGCCTTGCTCTCCTTGGGCCATTTCTCCTGCGGTTATTTCTACGGCCTACTGAATTCATTCACCACCTCTCTAGTGGTGTCAGAAACTTTATTGTAGATAAAGTAAGAGAGAGCTAATGTACAGGGTATAGAAACTATAAACCCTATTCCAAACCCAGCTAAGATTTGGTAATTAATAGTCGTTTTGTGAGTGGTTTTCCGGTATGGAAAGTAGTATTGATTGCAGATGTGGAGTAGTCACCTTCACACTCTGGAGTTGGGCACTCACCGTAAGATTGTCGTAGTACCGCTCGACAATTTGTTGTATCTTAGGGTCAACTCCGAATGATTCCCAGTAGGACATCCTACTATGATTGGTGATAGGTGTGTCTTCAAAGGTACGTCTACCTTGTAGTCTCTCATCTGTTCCATACGAAATGACGTTTTTAATGAATTCTTCACTCACTTTCTTGTACCCGGAGCTTCTATATAGGCATTTATAGAAGCTTTCAAGTATGGGTACTCCAGCGTTAAGCACCAAACCACACTGAGCCACAGCCGACATGTAACTTTTGACGTCGGATTGGTTGAGCATGCTCAGTAGTGTTGTGCTATCTTTGCCTATGCTGTCGGGCCTTCTGACCATTCTGTATTTTCCATTAATAGAGACCGGTTTTGATTGGCAAAACTCCAATTGTTCCAATTCGTAAACTGGTTTTTCGGTCACCATGTTGAAACCATACTGGAGGAAGTGGTTGTACATGCCATCAAAGAGCTTCTCATTGGCTCTGTCTGTAATGATGACACAGTCGTCTCCATTGTTGCATAGTTCGGCTTCAACACCCAGCTTCTTGAAGTATGCGTGCATCATGCCGCACATTATGAGCTTGTTTCCCATGCTGGTATTAATGTCACCGGACATTCTGTGGCCTCTCACCTTGAACCTAAGCATTTTGTCCTCAACAAACATTTTGATGTTGTTGGATATCTGGTGTTCAAGTGCAAGAGCCAATTCGCTATCACCGAAGATTCCAT